TGGCCCGTATCGAGGCCGAAGTGGCGAAGGCTCAGGCATTGCGCGAGCAGACCGGCGCGGATATCGAGACGGTCAAGAAGCTGATGGCGACGCTTGCCGAACGCATGAACGTCGAGATGCCTGAGCTTGAAGAAGAACCCGAAGGTCCGGAGCCCGAGGAAATCATGCTCGCGCAGCTTCTGGAGCAACAGCAAGGAATGCAGGACGCGATTGCGCAGCTTGCGACTGCGGTGCAAAACAAACCGCCGATTGCTGTTGAAATCATGCGCGGGCCGGATGGACGCGCACAACAATTCGTAATGAGGCCCACAAATGGCGGTTAATTATCGAACCTCTCTCAAGACCACGCGCATGACAGCCGTGCGCGATGACATTGACAGCGGAACCGGCGCGGGCACGTTGGAAATCTGCACTGCGGCTTACGCCTCGGTGCTGGTGACGTTCACCTGTAACGACCCGTGCGGCACGGTGAGCAGCGATGTTCTATCGTTTTCCGGTCTTACCAAGACCGCGACCGCTGGCAACACCGGCACTGCCGCCATTGCGCGGTTTAAGAACAGTTCCGGCACCGACATCGTGACCGGCTTGACGGTCGGCACATCTGGAACCGACATCATCATCAGCCCGTCAACGACGATCACCTCGGGTCAGTCGGTTGACTGGACTGCTGGCACCATCACGCATAGCGCATAAGGCACGACATGGCTGATAACGTCGTTCTCCCTGGCACTGGCGAATCGGTCGCCACTGACGACATTAGTGGCATCCAGTATCAGCGCATCAAGGTTTCCGATGGGCTGGCCGAATCGACCACGCACATGCGCGTTCGCGCGGATAATCCGCTGCCGACCGATGGCGGAGCGGTTGTCCGGCAAGCGCCGTGCGATATCTGGTCGGTTGGCTTTGCCGCGTCCGGATCAAGTTTGCTTGCGCAAGAGCTTACGCAGCGACGTCTTGGCACCGGCATGGGCGTTACGCAAGGGTCTAGCAACCTGCTGGTAACGACAGGAACGACCGCCAATAGCGAATTCCTCGCGCGTTCTACGCAGGCTTTCCGTGGCGCGTTTACGGCACGGGCCAAGACAATCCTCTCGCAGCGGATTGCAAATAACAACTTCGTGGCGATGCTTGCCGACGTAGTTGGTGAGGGCCTTAGCTGCACGATCAATTCGGCTACCAGCATCACGGTCACCAAGACCGCGCACGGCTTCACGGCCGATAACGTCGGTCAGTTCATGCTGATTGGTGCGATCAATGGCGCGAACGGTGTGCCGGGTCGCTACGCAATCGCGTCTGTCCCGAGCGTTGATACGATCAACTTCACGGTTGCGGGCTGGCCAGCGTCTGGTTCCTGCACGCTTGACCTGTTCGGCTGGAACTACATCCGCACGCTGTACACCGGCACCACGGCCACCAACGCAGCGGTTGACGCGCAGCGGCGCGGCTGGAATAGCGGCGATACCACGGCGACGATCAACACGACTGCCTCGCCGGGTCATGTCATCCAGATGTACACAGATGGCCGGAATATCAGCTTTGCAGATACGCTCGTTGCATCAAGCACGACGCCTACCGTCACTACGCGGGCGAGCCGGATTGAAAACATCCCGGACGATGACGTAGACCTGTATTTTTACCTTTGGGCATTTAACGGCACAACGAACCCGGCATCCACGACGACTTGGACGGTGGGCTTTATCGCGGTCGAGGACACGGTAAACGCGCCCACGTTCATTGCCGGTGTGCGACCGCTTGGCGCACAAGCCGCGTTGCCGGTTTCCGTGCAAGGCACCGCCACGGTGACGTTTACACAGCCTGCCTTAGTTGCTGGCACTGCCGCCATTGGTGACGTTGGCATTCAGTACCGTGCAAACGCAACAGGCGCAGCAACGCTGACGAACGTCAACTGCCCCGCGACGCCGGCAGCGCAGCAAATAAAGGGTCTCGCAGGTCGCTTAATCAGCATGGTGGTGACCAACACCGCCACCTCGGCGCGGTGGGTCAAGGTATTCAACTTGCTATCTGCATCAGTAACCCCCGGCACGACCTCGGCACTAACCGAGTTCGGAATCGGCCCAAATGCGACCGTTGAATGGCACGTAGAAGGCGGCGCAGCGTTCGCGACCGGCATCACCATCATGGTGACTGGCGGGCAGGGCCTGACGAATAACACAGCAGTGACAGCCGGTGATGTCACCGGCTTTACGCTCCACGCATAAGGTGCAGTAATGACAGTCAATCAGCTTATTCAAATGGCGCAGCGCCGCATTGCGCACCTTGGCGAGCAGCGGATTAATGCCGAGAGAGTTGGCGACGTTGACGCCGTGACGCGCATCGACACCGATCTGGCCGAAACGCAAGCAACGCTGGCGCAACTGAACACTCTGGTGTAGTCAAATGCTGCTGCTGCTGTTTAATCAGCCTGCAAGCGGCAACCCGACTGTTTCACTAGGGGCGACGGAGGGCGCAGATACCGCCGCGTTTGCGACAAGCGTTGTCAGTGCTGCCCCGGCTGTTTCTCTGACCGCTACCGAAGGGTCGGACGTTGCCGCGTTTGCCGTGCGCGGGCCTGCCCTTGCTACAGGCGGTGGCGCTGGGGATTACTTCACCAATGTTCCGAACTTCGCCCGCCGATGGGTGGATATCCGCGAGGAGTTGGAGGAAAAGCCGACTCCGGAAGTGGTTCGAGAAGCGGCGCGGTCAATCGTCCAGGCGCAGCCGGATATTGAGCCTGCCGCACTTCAATCGCTGGTTGACGAGCAACTACGGGCATATGACCTGCTTTCGTCACTGTTAGCCATCGCACAAGAAGAAGCGCGGCTAGAGCTACAGCGACTGCAAATGCTCGAACAGGACGAGGAAGAAGTACAGCAGGCAATCCGCATGTTCGTGGAGTATCTGCAATAGGGCGATAAACCGCCACCGCTCCCGCTGGTTTCCGTCTACCTTCGGCGCATCTCATTCATGCCGTAGGCAAAATGACGAACGAAACCAGCGTGCCCTCGCAGGGGAATGAAGCGGAGTCGCTACCCGCACCTGAAGCCGAACAGGTTAAAACGGCAGGCCAAGAGCAGGCCAGCGACGAACATCAGACCGAAGAGCAGGGCGTCGAAGACGCGGAGCCGCGTGACGATGGGAAGCGCAAGCGTGGTTTAGGCGAGCGCGCGATTGAGTACCGGAATCAAGCCCGGGACTTGGCGCGCGTCAATGAGCGGCTGCTAAACCTGATGGAGCGAACCCTAGCGGGCGATGCACCCAAGGTGGAGAAGCCCTCAGGCCCGCCGCAGCGCGAGAACTTCGACAGCTACGAAGCCTATCTGGAGGCGAAAGCCGATTACCAGGTGGCGGCAAAGCTGCAAGAAGTTGAAGTGCGAGCGGAACGGGCACGCCAAGAGGCATCAATTCGTGAGCGTGAGGAGTCGTGGATCAACCGGCAGAAACAAGCCGCGAAGAAATACGATGACTTTGCCGAAGTAACCATGTCGGACGATCTGACGATCACTCCGATCATGGCGGAAGCAATCAAGGATTCCGATATGGGGCCGGACGTTGCTTACTACCTCGGCAAGAACCCTGACCTTGCAGAGAAGATTGCCCGCATGAACCCCGCCGCTCAAGTGCGCGAACTCGGCAAGATCGAGGCGCGTTTGGAATCGAACAAAGAGCCGGTCAAGCGCCCAAGCAAAGCGCCCGCACCGATTGAGCCTATCGGCGGTGGCAAGGCATCTTCGGATGATCTTGGAACCATGTCACAGGCTCAATACGAGGCGATGCGTAAGAAGCAAGGCGCATGGTGGGCTGGACGTTAACCCATACCCTGCGGAGCAATCATGTCGAATACCCTCGCAACTACCTCACTGGTCGCCAAGGAATGCCTTGCGATCCTCAAGAACATGCTCACCTTTTCCAAGGGCGTCAATCGCTCGTGGCAGAGTGAGTACGGCTCTAGCATGGCTCGCGGCTATGCCACCGGCCAGACCATCAACATCAAGCGCCCGCCGCGCTACACCTACCGTTCGGGCCGCGTTGCCTCGCCGCAAGCGACCGTTTTCAACACGGTTCCGCTGACGCTGAATCAGGGTGGCTGCGATATCAACTTCCCGCTGATCGAGCGGTCGGTGAGCATCAGCAACCCCGATCTGCAAAAGGCGCTGCAAGCCGCTGTTGCCACCGTGGCGAACGAAATCGACCGCCAAGGTCTGGCGCTGGCTGAAAGTGCCGTCGCCAATCAGGTCTCGGTCAATACGACCACGATGGTTCAGCCTTCGACGCAAGCTGAAGCGCTGGCCCTTGCCACGCAAGCGGGTCGCATTCTGGATGACAACGCCGCCCCGCGTGATGGTCGCCGTAACCTGGTGCTGTCCTCGGGTCTCAATGCCTCGATGGTGCAGGGTTTGGCGGGTCTGTTCAACAACGCCTCGACCATCGGCAAGCAGTACGGCGTAGGCATGATGGTGGACTCGCTCGGCTTCAACGTCGGCATGGATCAGAACGTCGCCCGTCAGACTAACGGTGCCGCGACCGCGACGAATATCTCGGGCGCCGGTCAGACTGGTTCATCGATCACCGTGGTTGCGATCACGGGCGGCACGCTGACGGCTGGCACGATCATCACCTTGCCGGGGGTGTTCGATGTCAACCCGCAGACCCGTGCATCGACCGGCCGACTAAAGCAATTCGTTGTTACTGCTGATGCCCTTATCAGCGCGACCTCGATTTCGATCAGCCCCGCTGTGACCCCGACCGGCGCATTCCAGAACTGCACCGCCTCGCCCACTAACGGCTCGCCGTATGTGATCGTTGGCTCTGCCTCGGTCAGCTACGATACCTCGGTTGCTTTCCATGAGGATGCCTTCACGCTGGCGATGGTTCCGATGTTCGTGCCGCAGGATCAGAACGCCAAGGTCAGCCAAGAGTCGGACCAGGGCTTCACGGTCAAGGTCACGGAGTACTACGACGGCGCGAACGACGTGAGCAACATGCGTCTCGACGTGCTGTTCGGTTGGGCCGCGACCTACCCCGAGCTGGCCTGCCGGATCGGCACCACGGGCTAAGACTTTCTTGGTAGCTGGAAGTTTACGGGGGCTTCGCGCCCCCGTTTTTTCTTAGGGATCAGGAATGCCGCGCACTGTACGAGAAATCCTTACCCGCGCAATGCGGACTGCAACCATCCTCGGGGCATCCGATGTCATGGAGGGCAACGACGCCGCCGACGCACTGCTGACGCTAAATCAGATGATGGACGCTTGGCAGGCGGAGCGTCTTTTTGCCTACGAAATTCTGCAACATACGCACGCGCTTACCGCTGGTGTTGGCACGTACACCATTGGGCCGGGCGGAACAATTAACACAGACCGCCCAGTCAGGATTGAATGGGCATACACGCGGGACTCGCAAAACTATGATCGGCCGATGGAAATTGTTCCGGATCAGGTTTTTGCTGCAATCACGCTAAAAAATCAGGGCGACAATTTCCCGTCTGTGCTTTGGTACAGATCGGCATACCCTCTGGGGATAATTCGACTTTGGGAGCATCCGTCGGCCAATCTGGTGCTGCACCTTGGATGCTGGGTCACGCTCTCCGAGTTTGCCGACCTTAATGCGTCTGTGGCACTGCCGCCCGGATATGAGCAAGCGATTGTGCTGTCTGTTGCCGAACTGCTGTCGCCTGAATACGGCAAGGAACCGTCGGCTAGCCTCGTGCGCATGGCCGCGAAAGCGAGGGCGAACATCCAGCAAAACAATCTGCCAGACCCGCGCATCGGGTGCGAGTTCATGGGAGTGCAGCAAAATACACCCGCGCCTTACTATCGCTATGTCTCTGGGGACTTCTGATGCGCGTGCCGTTTGAGGGATTTATCGGCCCCGCATATGCTGCGGCAAGCTGGAAAGCCAGCACTCAGCGGGCCGTTAATCAGTACCCCGAAGGCGATCCGGAAAAGGGGCTGGTCTACTATCCGGCCCCGGGTCACACGACCATCGGTTCTAGGGGATCTTCGCCCGTGTTGGCAATGGAGCCAACACCGTCAGGCTTGGTAATCGTTACCGCCGATTCTGTTCACCTCGTGCCGGACATTCAAAACGGCGCATTCGTCAACCCGGTGCAAGTTGGAGCAACGGGGAGCGCTTACGCGATTGTGGCGCAGGCTGGCGACCGTGTGATGATAGTGAACGGCAATCAGGGATTCTGGTTTGACCGCACCGCCGCAGTGCCAACGCTGAACACGATTTCTGACGCCGCATTCCCTGGCAACCCGCAAAGCTGCACCGCGCTGGATGGATATTTCATTGCGCACGGGCCGAATAGCGACCAGTTTTACTGGTCATCGCCCTTTGATCCGTCAACGTGGAATGCGCTTGACTTCGCCTCTGCCGAGAACCTGAACGACAAGCTACAGCGGGCGATTACGGTAGAGCGCGAGCTTTATCTGATTGGCTCGCAATCAACGGAAATCTGGGCAACGACCGGCGGCGAAGAGATATTCGACCGCATTCAAGGGACGTATATCCCCTACGGCACTGCCGCCCCGCTATCCGCTGCTGTAATCGGCCAGGCTTTGCTGTGGCTTGCGCAAGACACAAACGGCGGTTCCGTTGTGATGCAGGCTCGCGGACTGCAAAGCAAGCGGGTTTCAACACATGCCATCGAACAAGAAATTTCCAGTTACTCGGTAACGACAGACGCTTATGCGCTGACCTACCAGCAAAACGGCCACCTGTTCTACGTACTGACGTTCCCGACTGCCGGTAAAACCTGGGTCTACGATCTTGCCACGCAACTGTGGCACGAACGATCCTCCCTTGTTCCTGACCCGACGCAGCCTGACCAAGTAGCACCGATCAGCTACGTGGAGAGTTCATGGCGGGCGCGGTGCCATGCCTACTTTGCCGGGATCAACCTGATTGGAGACTCGCGCGGGCCGAACATCGCGCAGCTTTCAACGGACATTTACAGCGAAAACGGCGTGGACATGATCTGTAAACGAGTCTCTCCGCACATTGCGAACAAAGCCGAATACCTGACGATTTCAGGCGCTGAATTCATCTTTCAACCAGGCGTAGGGCTTGCCACAGGAAACCCCGAAGACGTAGACCCGCACGCCATGCTGCGCGTCAGTAAGGACGGCGGACGGCAATGGTCGGCACAACGTACCGCGCCGATTGGCGAGCTTGGGGAGTACTTGGAGTCGATCCACTTCAAGCGCTTGGGACGGGCGCGTGACTTCGTAATCGAACTGAGCATGTCGGCGCAGGTATACCGGCCAATCTCCGGCGCATATCTTGATCTGACGCCATGACGCCACGCATTCCGCCGCTTACAACGCCAGTTGCCGAGGCAGAGGGGTCAATTAACCCGTTATGGCATCGCTACTTTCAGGCGCTGCAATCAAAAATCGGCGACGCAAACGGATTGCCCGATGCGCCGAATAACGGGCTTTTTTACGCAAGGCGCAATCAGGCATGGCAGTCGTTCACTATTCCAGACCCGATCAACCCATATGGGCAAGTGAACGTCTACAACGTAGGCTTTACAGAAGGTATGTACCCTAACGTTCCGTCTGCCATTGCTGCGATCAATGCCGGGGTTCCGCCGTCTGTAAACAATCGGTCGATGGTCTATGTGTGGCCGGGGAAATACGTTACTTCTAGCGTTATCACTGTGCCGCAGTTTGTTGGAATCAAAGGGCTGTCAAAGGGACTTGTTCAATTCCAGAATGATTCAACTGACTTGTTCAAATGTTCTGGGGACACGTTTTTCGAGGATTTTTTGGTAGAGGGAAGCCCGAACGCTAGTTTGTATGCGTTTGACGGCAATAACGCAAATGCGGTGCATGTACGAAATGTGGACATGCTTAGGAATGTCGGCGATGTTTCAAGGCAAAAGTTCTTAAAGCAATCTGGTGCTACTTGGGAAATCTTGTTTATTGAGCATTGCATCATTGACTACAGAGCGCTAAACGATTACGCCGTGCTTCTTGAAAACACCAGCGGCGCGGCGCGGTTTGTTGACACAAACATCAATGACGTTTTCTTCGACGCGTTCAATCTGACCAACTTCGGCGGGTCTTTCTTGCTGCGCGGAGTGCAGGATGTTCGTATCAAGCGGTCTACCATCCGTGGCGCTGCGACTTGGAACACCGGCATTCGTCTGGAGCGTTTTGGCGTAACCGGAACGCCTAGCGTGGAAGTGCGGCAGTGCGACATGGCAGGCCCGCAAAACGCAGCGGGTGGCGTTTCGATCTTCAACGAGGCCGGAACCGCCGCTTATGTCAGCAACACAGACGCGCCGAACAGTATTTTTTCGGGAGCCTCTGTTGTGCGCAATAGTTTCGTGACGTAGGCGATAAACCGCCCCAAGATTGACGGGCTTTGTCATAGGCTCAGACGATAGGAGGCCGCATGGGCTGGGAAACTGCTTTATCAGTCGGTAGCAACATTGTCGGCAGTCTCATCGGCGGACGATCTGCCCGCAGTGCTGCGCGTAGGCAAGAAGCGGCAGCGCGAGAGGCCAATCGTCTACTCGGTCAGACGCAAGAGGCAAACTATGCCGACCTGTCGCCGTATCGAGATATCGGGACGGGCGCTACCGGCCGACTCGCAATGCTGCTGGGCGTTGGCGGCAGTGCCGAAGACCCGCGCTACGGTGAACTGACCCGCCGGTTCTCGATGGCGGATTACGAAGAAGACCCAGGTCTAGCTTTCCGCCGCGAACAGGGCGAACAAGCGATCAACCGCAACGCTCTGGCGCGGGGCCGGTTTAACTCGGGTTCCGCGCTCAAGGAATTGCAACGCTACAACTCCGGGCTTGCCTCGCAGGAATTTGGGAATGCTTTTGAGCGGTGGCGTGCGCAGAGTGCCGACATTGCTGGCCGTTTGGGCGGGGCTTCCGGCATTGGTCAGCGTGCGGTCGAAAGCGGCAACGCAGACCGATCAAACCTGCGCGGGCAGATGGCCGGAAACCTTGTAGGCATCGGCAACGCACAAGCCGCAGCCCGTATTGCCAGCGGGAACGCTTTGCTGCAAGGCTTGCAAGGCGCTACTGATTGGGGCATGAACGCACTGCGGCAGCGCCCGCCGACTCCGCGTAGCGTTAGCAACTATTCGCCGTTCCTTGAGGGCGAAGACGCAATGGCGGGTCGGTGATGGCGCTTGATACCTCAATTTACGGCCGAATTCAGCCGTTTAAGGTCGCCAGTCCGGGCGAAGTAGAGCGTAACGCGCTCGCCATTGAAAACGCGCGGCAGGCTAACCGCATGAACGCGCTCAAGTTTGACGAGATGGAGCGTGCGCGTGCTGAAGCTGCGGCAGATCAGGAAACGCTGCGGGCCTACTTTCAAGCCGGGGGCGGCGAGGGCAACCTGAACGCGCTAAACGTGCGTCCTGGTCTTCGCGTGGCCGAGGAAAAGCGATTGCTAGAGGCGGCGAAGCAGCGAGAAGAAGCTGCCGCAAAGCGGGCAACGACCGGCAAGACCACGCAGGAAACGCTAGATGCGCGGCTAAAGACCTACCGAACGGCGCTTGATTTCATTGATACGCCGCAAGCGGCGGCGCGTTGGACTGAGGCGCAATTCAATGACCCCGTTGTCTCTGAGTTCGTGCGCCGCAATGGGACGCTAGAAGAAATCGTCGGCCGCATTCCTAGCGACCCGCAGCAGTTTCAGCAGTGGCGGCAACAGTCTGCGATGGGAATGCAAAAATTCATCGACAACCAGACTGCGGTGCGCGGGCAAAACATCACGATGCGCGGCCAAGATTTGACCGACGTTCGCACTCGGAGCGAGGGCGCGGCCAATCGTGCCGTAACGCTGCGCGGGCAGGATTTGACCGATGCAAGGGCGCGTGAGGGACTTGCCGCCGGTAGGGCTGGCGATACAAAGCCGCCAACAGAGGGACAAGCCAAGTCTGTGCTTTTTGGCTCGCGTATGGTTGCCGCTGACAAGATAATCAAGGAGATGGGCCAACAAGGCGTCAACATGCCCAGTGTTTACAAGCAAGGCATGGAGGCGGTTCCGTTCATTGGCGGTGTACTCGGCACGGCTGCAAATCTTGTGCAATCGCCAGAACAGCAGCAAGTCGAACAAGCGCAGCGCGACTTTATCAACGCAGTGCTGCGCCGTGAGTCTGGCGCTGTTATTGCTGATAGTGAGTTTGATAATGCGAGAAAGCAGTATTTCCCGCAAATTGGCGATTCGGAAGCCGTTATCAGGCAAAAAGCCAAAAACCGCACAACGGCTATTGAAGGGCTAAAGGTTGAAGCTGGCCCGCACTGGCGGGACGTTAGCGGGGCAACGCAAGGAACGCAGCCGATGCCGCGTCAGCCGATTCAACGGCCCCCCGTGAACGTGCCGCAGTCTGTTGAAGACCTTTTGAAAAAGTACGGGCAATAATGGCGGCCGAAGAACAACTGTCGCAAGCGCTGATTCGTGCAGATGCCGCAGGCGACACGGAGGGCGCTCGCATTCTTGCGGCGGAATTGTCAAAGGTTCGCGCTCAATCCTACGTTCGGCCCGAGATTGATGCGGCCACCGAGAACATGGATCCGCGCGACGTTATGGCGCGGCGGCGTCCTGCGCCTGCAACGACGATTGGAGGCAGGCTGCGCGAGGAATACTACGCAGGGCCTGCCGCTGGCGCGGTGCGCGGTGCGCGTGACGTTGTAGAGGGTGCAGGGCAGTTGTTTTTCCGTGGTGTAAACGCGGCGCGGAAAACGCTTGAGTCTGCCGGTGTTCCAAGTGTTGTGACGAATCTGCTGGCAGATGACGAAACAATCCGCAAAGCGGATGCCTCTGCGCGACAATCGCAAGCTGAGTATGCGTGGGCAACTGGACGCCCGCAGAATGAGCTTGATATTCCTCGTTTGACTGGCAACGTAGGGGCGACTGCCGCAGTTCTTCCGGCGCGGCTGTTGCGCGGAGCGACAATGGCGCAGCGCATGGGCGGTAGTGCTGCCATCGGCGGCGCTGGCGGCGCGTTGCAGCCCGTAACCGAGGGAGACTTTGCGGAGGAAAAGACAAAGCAAGTCGGCCTTGGTGCTGCCGCTGGCGCTGTTGGCACTCCGGTTGCCGAGGGCTTGATTCGTCTTGCCGTGCCGGTGATAAATACGGCAGTTGGAACGATACGCCGTGTTGGCTCTGCACTGCGCCCGCAGCAGTATGACAACATGCTCGCCCAAGCGCTTGAAGCCAACGGCTTGAAGTGGGCGGATATGCCAGAGGCAGCACGCGCGGCGTTGCGCGAGGATGTTGTGCGTGCGCTGCAATCCGGCGGGCAAGCTGACGCCGAGGCAATCCGCCGCTTGGCAGACCTTCGTGCTGTTGGCGTTACTCCGACGCGCGGATCAGTGACTCTTGATCCTGTTCAAATAACCGCAGAACGCAATCTTGCAAAGATCGGCGCAAACAGTACCGATCCGGCGCTGCAACGTCTTGCGCGGGTCGAATCTGAAAACAATGCGGCGTTGATTGCGCGCCTTAATCAACTGCAAGGCGGCAACCCTGCGGACGAGTTCAGCACGGGTGCAAAAGTCATTCAAGCCCTGAAAGACAGGGACGCGCAAGCCGCAGCAACAGTTGACAGACTGTACGGTCAGGCGCGTTCGCTTGCTGGCGGAGAAATCCCGTTGAACGGTGCGCAGTTCGTCAACAATGCCAGCAGAGCGCTCGACGCCGAAATGAAGGGCGCGTTTCTGCCTGGAGAAATTCGCGGGATCGTGCAGGGAATCGGCAACGGAGAAATTCCGTTCAACATCAGCACGGCAGAGCAGTTGCGGACGACGCTTGCGACTGCACAACGTGGCGCACAAGATGGCAACGTGCGCCGCGCCTTGTCTCTGGTGCGCGATGCGTTGGAGAACGCGCAGCCGATGCAAAGCGTGACGCGAGGTGTTGGCCCTGCGATTCCTGGCGCACAAGCCCCGACCGCGCAAGCGGACGAGGTTCTCGCCGCATTCAATCGGGCACGCGCCGCGCATCGTGCAAGGATGCAACTACGGGAGGAATCCCCCGCACTAGCGGCTGCGATTGATGACGCGGAGCCGGACAGGTTCGTGCGTCAGTTCATCCTCGGCAGTGGGGCAAAATCAACGGTTGCCGACGTTGCTGCGATGCGCAGATCAATGGCGGGCAGTCCTGAATCCCTCGATGCGGTTCGTGGGAACATCGTGAATCACCTGAAGTCTCGTGCCCTGAGCGGCGCGTCGGACGAAATTGGCACATTCTCTCAATCTGCTTACAACAAAGCTGTAAACGAGATCGGAGATCGCAAGCTTGCTGCGTTTTTCTCGCCCGAGGAGATTGCGCAGCTTCGGCAGGTGGGCCGCGTGGCGAGCTATCTGCAAGTGCAACCAAAGGGAAGCGCGGTCAACAACTCGAACACGGCAAGCGCAGCGCTTGGCGCGTTGGATCGGATCGTGAGCCGCATTCCGTTTGGCGATGCCGCAATCCGCACGCCGATGACTAACTACCTGCAACAGCAGCAAGCGCAAAACGCTCTGCTACAGACGATCCCCGTAACGGGGCGTGAAGTAATTGACGAATCGACCAGAAACGCCCTACTTAGGCTTTCTGTCCCGATTGGCGCTGCGTTTGGCGTGGCGGGCGCGCAATAGTTCCAGCACAATCATGACGGCAGGAATTAGGATGATCGTCCAAAACTGTTGATCAGACATAATCAATAAAAGGTAATAAAATGGCTAACGTTGCGCCGCCTGGACTGGCGACATTCACATACCCGACGAGCGTACTCGTTAACGGGGTGCCGACGATTGTCCAACTGCCCGCCGCAGGCTACCGGCTGTTTACCTACGATGCCGGAACCACGAACCCGCGTACAACGTGGAGCAATGCGGGCGAGACGGTAGCGAATGCTAACCCGATTATTCTGGACGCGAACGGGCAAGCGCAGATTTTCTACCGTGGCAATTACAAGCTGGAACTCCGCGCCCCTGTCGCCATTGGCGGCGCAGTGCTTTGGACTGTTGACAACTTCAACGTCCCCGACCCTAGCGCCTCGACATCGATCCAGTTTGCAAACGGCACAGCGGCAACGCCTTCGATCCGGTTTGCTCAGGCTACTAGCTCGGGCTTATTCTCCCCCGCCGCTAACGTGGTGGCAATGTCGGTCAGCGGTCTTGAAACGATGCGCTGGGCCGCTGGGAACGTCGGCATTGGCGGAACCCCGACGCAGAAATTGGACGTATTTGGGACTGCGCGGATTCAAGGCACGGCCACGATTACTACGGGCGGGCTGGCGATCACTGCCGGAGGCGCGACGATCACAGCGGGCGGTCTGACCATTGCCGCTGGCGGTGCTGCAATCACTGGCAATAGCACGGTAGCCGGGACGTTCGGAGTTACCGGAAACACCACGATCAGCGGCGGCACGTTTGCGAGCCGTGGATTTACCGATAACGCAACAGCGGCCGCGTGGAACATTGATAGCTCGGGGCGATTGCGCAACAACGGTACGACGATGCCCAGCTTTGCCGCTGCGCGTACCAGCAACCAGACAACCTCCGGAACTCTGATTTTTGATTCTGTTTCGTTTGGCAGCGGGCATAACACTGGCGCATATAGCACCACAACGGGACTGTTTACCGCTCCGGTTGACGGTGATTACCTTATCTGCGCTGCCTGCTACATCTACAACAACACTGCGGGCGGATTAACCGGGTGGACTGCCGAACTGCGCATTAATGGCGGCGCGGTTTTGTCGTACACCCTCAGCAGTGACGCATTTGACCAGCATCCGGTAGTGTTCAATCACATTGCCAGACTGACGGCAGGGCAAACGGTCGGGGTATTTTCTGCCAGTTTGTCAGCAACAACGTACCTAATTCCGAACAGCACATTTTCTGCTAGGTTGCTGGGGTGACGGATGGATTTGCACATCGCTGAAGTGTTCAAACGCTACGCAGCCGAGGCATTCGGCCTTGTTGGCGCGTTGCTCGGGTTATCGTTCCTCGAAAAGCTGACCGTCATTGCCGTTTTGACAGCGATAGGGGCCGGTGCAGCGTTTGCGATTGTTGGCGCACCGATCATCGTGCATTACGTCAACCCGCCGCCTGCGATCCGTGACCACGTTCTAGCCGGTTGCGCCCTTATTCTCGGGCTAATCGGTTTCTTGCTGGCCGGTGCCATCCATGCGAGTGCGGCGCATATGCGGCACTGGTTGCCGGATTTCATTCGCAAGATGATCGAAAAGCGGGGGGGTGTCTAATGATTGCCTCCGTTACGTACCTGCTGGCGTGCGTTATCGTGGCGATTCTCGGGATAAAGTCGCTCACCAGAATGAGCCGCAGAACGCAGCACATGCGCCGCTTTGCGTTTGCCCTGATGACTGCTGGCGCACTTGTGCCGCTGGTGGTGTTGCTAGGCCATGCTGCGGCTGTTATCACCGCAGACCAGGCCGCTGAAGCATTTGCCGCAGTATCCGCAAGTGCGCAGGTAAGCGGTACGTTCTTCGCGGTAGGACTGGCCTGTCTGTTACTTGTTGGCGCTCGGGGGCAATAGTGGATTTCGATACGGCATTCGCCACGCTGCTAAAGCATGAGGGCGGGTTCAGCGATCACCCGGACGATCCAGGCGGTAAGACCCGGTACGGGATAACTGAAGCGGTGGCGCGGGAAGTGGGATACCGTGGAAACATGCAAGACCTGCCGCTAGACCTTGCCAAGCGGATTTACTTTGAGCGCTATTGGGCGCCGTGCCGTGCCGCCGATCTTCCGGCCCCCCTGCGTTACCCGCACTTTGACGCCGCCGTAAACAGTGGCCACAAAGCCGCTGCACGCTGGCTGCAAAGGGCCGTTGGGGTCACGGTAGACGGAGTGATCGGCCCCGGGACGCTGGAAGCGATAGAACGTGCCGACGTTGAACGGGTGCGAGTCTGGATGATTGCCGACAGACTCCGCGCAATGACATGGATGAACGGTTGGCCCTCGTTTAGCCGTGGATGGGCGCGGCGCATTTGCGAAGTGCTTGAAGGATGAACTTGCTCGCCTTCCTTGCCGGATTTGCTCCGTATCGAATGCTTGGTGCATTCCTGGCGGTGCTGCTGGCATTGGGTGCCGTGTATCTAAAAGGATACAGCGACGGTAAAGAATCAGTAACGAAAGACTGGCAAATTGAGAAAGACGCTTTAGCGGCAGCGCAAGCGCATACACTGGCCGATGCTATCAACCGCGCAAACGAACTGCAACGAAAGAAAACGGAAGCCGAGGCCACCTATGCGCAAGCCCTTGCAGACCGCGACCGCCGTATTTCTGCCCTTGCTGCTAGTAGCTTGCGCGACGCCGCAGCCTTGCGTGCTGCCGGAACCGCTGCCGATTCCCTCGCCGCCTGCCGTGCCGATGCCGCCATCCTCCGGGACGTACTCAGCGGAGTTGATGCAGAAGCGGGAAGACTGGCGGCGGCTGCTGACGCCAGAGCCGACGAAGTAAGGGTACTGCTGGAGGCATGGCCCAAATGAGCAACGAACTTCAAAAACCCAGCAAACGGCGTGATCCAACAATGCTGGATGTTCTTTTGTCCGTTCCGGACACTGCCGCTTCCGCGTTGCGCGGCGGCGTTAAGAACTTTCTCGGCGCACCTGGTGACATTTGGAATCTGTACGTTGCCGCAAACAACGCACTTCCAAATTCGACTGTAACGTCTAGGGCGGTGCGTGCTATTGGCCCGACAAAATACGGTTCGCAATTTTTTGGCGAGGTGCTGCCGGAGGCAACGCCGATTTCATCCTATCAGCCGACGATTCCGAGGCAAGAAACGCAGTCAGTCGTGGAGGATTTGCTTGGGCCGTTTATGTTAGGCCCGGCCAATGCCGCACAGAAAGCCGCAGGCAGAGCCGTAACGAAAGCTGGCGAGCCTTTTGTGCCAGCGTTGCAACATGTTCAAAACTCATTGTCTGCCGCTTATGCCTCGCCCAGATTACAAGTTGTCGCCCCGCGTGACGAAGCAATGCGGATTGCGCAGCAAAACGCGGCAAAGCCAGTTAGCGAGGGCGGGCTAGGGCTGCGCCCGGATAACATGCCGATGGAGCGGGCTAGGGCGTTGGGGTTTGATGAGCGAGAATATATCGGCGTTCACAAAGCGCCAACGTCAGCCAGCACAGGATACAGCGCTCCTTTGCATGAATTAAACAGGACTTATCCTGACGATATTTATTCAAGTATGGCCGCTAGGTATTACGGAGACGGCGCAAATCCTGCGCGTGATGCAGCGTTAATTCGGAAAATGCAGGCTTTCCGCGCAAAACCTGATGCTCAAGTGGAAGTGTTTAGAGCGGTTCCAAAGAACGCTGGAGATTCTATTAATCAAGGAGATTGGGTGACGATGGATCGCCGTTATGCTATAGAGCATGGAGATGGAGCGCTAGGCGGCGATTACAAAATAATCAGTACGAAAACGCCAGCAAAAACACTTTTTACTGAGGGCAATTCAATTTACGAACTTGGCATTGATAAAACTCAAAAGTTTGCCGAAGGGCCATCATCAATGCCGACAATGGTAAGCAACAGAGCGCCATTTGAACGCTCCCGCTTCGCCGCCTTTGACCCCGCCCGCGTCAACGAGAACGACATGCTTGGCTTTGTTAACCCGCGTTTACTCGCCGCACTTGGCCTCGGTAGCGCTGCCGCAGTAGCAGGCAATTCGCTACTGAACAGCGGCAAGAAGAAGATGGAAGACGCTAAAAAGGCGCGTCAGCAAGCGATTGAAAAGGCCGAGAAAAAATAGGGGGCCGAAGCCCCCGTGGACGCAAGAGCCGACTAAGTAAAAGTGCTTTTGGAGGCATGGCCAAATGCCGCCTTGGGTCGATGACGAACTGCTGGCGATGTGGCTTGTGTTGCTGGCTTGCGCGTTTGTTTTGATCGGGTGGTGAATTCACGAATTGCCGATGTTCACGTTTCGTGGACAGACGAGAAAACTGAACGCGACTGGTGACATGTATGGGTTTCTGGCTTCTTCTATGCGTGACGCTGGCATATGCATGGATTTCCGTCGAGTCCTTTATCAAAGGCCCGCAGACGCAAGCAATAATCTTCGCCGGGTACGCATTGGCAAACATCGGATTTCTGATTTCGATGTGGCGCGAGCAATGAACGTCACGCCCAAAGTTCTCAAATCTGCGTACTCGCACTTGCGGGAACTGAGGCCGTTTAATCGTTGGAGCCTGCCAGAAGCAAGCGGCGTTTCGTTCGGCCTTCTCAATGGCATGGATCACGCGATCTACATGCTTGACCGAAAACATAGGATCGAGGTCAACGCGCACACGCACACGACGCACACGCAGATTCTAATGAGCGTGGCGCACGAAATGATTCACTTGCGTCAAAACGAGCTGGGACGCCTCCCAGTAACGCGCAACCCGCATAACGCCGAGTTTCGGCGTATGGCTCGGCAGATATGCCACGAGTTCGGGTGGGATGTGCAAATCTTTTAGGTGACCTGTGCCCGCGCAAAAAATTGATCCATCATTAGCCGCTGAAGCGATTGAGGCGGTTAAAAAATACGGCACTCAAGTCGAGGCGGCAAAAATGCTCGGCATGAGTCGAGCGGGATTACAAAACAGATTGCGTGCGGCGGATCAATACGGCATTGCGGAATATATGCGCACCGTTCACGGCCGAAAGCATCTCAACCTGGACGACGGCTATCTTATCGTCGGCTCGGATGCGCACTTCTGGCCGGGTATCGAATCCACGGCCTACCGCGCCTTCCTTCGGTTCTGCGAGGAACTGCGCACAACTGCCGTCATTCTGAACGGCGATGTATTCGATGGGGCGTCAATTTCCCGTCACCCGATAATGCGGTTTGAAGATCGGCCGTCTGTCGTGCAGGAACTGAAAGCCTGCGAGGCGAGGCTTAGCGCGATTGAGTCTGCCGCCCGCACAAAAAATCTTTTCTGGACGATTGGAAACCACGACGCAAGGTTCGAGTCGTTCTTGGCCAACAACGCCGCCGAATATAACGGTGTCAAGGGCACGACGCTCAAGGATCATTTCCCGATGTGGGCACCGTGCGTCTCTCTGTTTGTGAACGATGATCTTGTTATCAAGCACCGCTGGAAGTCTGGAATTCATGCGCCGCACAATAATACGTTGTGGGCTGGGCGCTCGATTGTCACTGGGCACCTGCACAGTCAGAAGGTCTACCCGATAAGCGATTACAACGGCACGCGATGGGGTGTTGATTGTGGAACATTGGCCCAGCCGTATGGCCCACAGTTTGCATACACCGAAGACGCGCCGGTTAATTGGCGCAGTGGCTTTGCAATCATTCGATACAAGCGGGGGCGGATGCTAACGCCGACCTTGGTTCGTGTGATTGACGAGGATGGCGGCGAGGTAGAGTGGGGCGTGGAGACGTTCAAGGTTTAGGGGGCCGAAGCCCCCTTTGTGCTAGTAGAACCAGATGCCGACCGTGCCGCCGCCGACCTTCTCCAGCGTCTCCTCGGTGATTTCGATGACTTCGGAATCCACCGGCTGATCTTCGTAGTTGTATTCCATGATGACTCCGGTTAGATGATGAAACGAATCCATTCGAGGATTGCGATGATGAAACCGACTGCGTCTTGCATGGTTGCTCCTGGTGTGCGGGCTGAGTTCCGCCGCCCGCTGCGCGGTTAAATTGAGTTAGGCCCGCTTCTTGTGGCCAGACACCATTTCCGCCAAAAGATCGAGGCCGTCTTGAGACTGGAAACGGTCGTAAAGATTGAGTGCATCACATACTTTGCTTTCCCATTGCTCCTTAATCTCTGCCGCCCCCCGCTGGTAGCACAGTTCCGCAAACCGCTGGCGCACTCTGCCGTCATCGCTCGATGCTTTGAACGCCTCAAGCCAAAGGTCATCAATCTCGCGGTCGGTCATGGCATGTTCCTTCCAATCTCAGCCGCAGCGCGGGTGATGGCGTGGCGGGTGGCGGCGTAGGGGTCACGCTCCCATTCTGCGATTGAGGTTCGTTCAATCACCCAAACTTCACCGATACGAAACATCCGCAACTTCACCGCCAGACGTAGCGCATCGCCGTCGTCGTCGCGTGGTCGCCACAGGAAAAGCTTAGGCTCGCCGTCTTGATCCACGGCTGACCCGGCTTCGTAGACCCATGCGCCATAAGCCCATGCGTCACAAGCGACATGCTCTTGCACGATGTAGCCCGCCGCCTTCGAAGCCAGTTCAAGCAATTCCCTGTCAGTCATGCTTGCCCCCTTGCGCGGATGGCGTCTGCTGCACCATTCAGTATTGCCACAGACCCAGTACCCGGCGTCTGCCTACTTTCACACACTTTCGCACACGCATCCCGCTCTGCTGCGGCACCGGCTGCATAGGCTGCGGCGAAGAAGCGTTCGAGTTCAATCACTGTGAAGCCCCAGATACCGCCCGAGGAGCCCCCAGCCTCCCGCGCCATGCGGATGATGATTTCTTTATCCAAGATTCTTCTCCTTCAGGAGTCGATCCGCCCACAGCGCACCACTGCGGAATGCTGTGTCTCCGTCACGAATTGCGGGGAAGTCGTCCTCCGTCAGCGGCACCCACTCGCGGCGGGGTGGGCCGTATTTAACTGCCACTAACTCGTGGGTGCCGTTGGCGTGGCGCTTGATGATCGTGCAACATGGCCTGTCACCGTCGCGGCCCCAGTCAACACTGTACGCAACATACGGCTCCTGCTCCTGCTGCGCCAGTGCGGCACGAAGTGCTTCCATTGCTTCAAAATAATCGTCATGGTGAACATCCATGTTGTAAATGTTTGCTCCCATTTCTAGTAGCGCCTGCTGTGCTGCTTTGTAAAGGTCACTCATCGCTGGCCCTCCTTGATCGCCCGCAAGAGCGCGCTGCGGTACTGACCGAGGCTCTGAAACGACGCGGCGTGACTGTCATCCGCGATCAGCGCCCGCATTTGCTCGGCCTTAAGCTCTGTGGTAGCCAGTCGTTTCGCCAGATCACGGTAGCCGTGTAGTCGCTGTGCAGCTTCCGGTGATTGCAGCCATGTCGCCGCCTTCGCTTCCCATTCAGCAATCAGCGCCTGGAGGATCGCCTCGGCGTGCAGTTCATCCTGATCGACCTCGGCCTGCTGCGCCGACGCACAACCGGCATTGAACGCCTCGGTCAGTTCACGCCACGCATGATGACCACGCGCTGCGCCGTAGCGGTCGCGCAGGTAGGTTTCGGCGTCCGCCGCCGGCTCGGCCTGCTGCGCCAGCGTGGCGCGGAGGGCCGCAATGGCGTAATCTGCCTCTCCGATTTGCGCTTCACGTTGCGTCATAACAAGCGCCTCCAGCACTTGCTCCGCGACGGCTCGCGGCATTGTGATAAGGTCACTCATCGCTGGCCCTCCTTGGTGGTGTTTGGCAGATCGTGGCGCATCAACACTAGTTAGGCATCAACTTCGCCCAGCAGAAGCGTTCGAGCTTCGTAGTACGGCGCGTCGGGCTTGACGAATTGGTTGCCGCGCAGGTCCGTGTATGTCGTGTGCTTATCAGGCGCGAACGGCACAACCCGAGCGCTTCCGCCTTGGTCGTAGTAGCCAGTGCCGCGGCTGTGCTCTACCACTTCCACGGTGGCGTCTTGGTCTTCAAACGCGGCAAGCCACTGGATCAGTTCTCTTACTGTCATCTCATCCTCCACGGTTGATGCCTAACTGTCGCTCAAGCCGACCGCTTCGCGGCGGCTTAGCTTTTTGTTGCGCATCAACACCAGTTCGTCGGCAGACTCTGCGGGCGTCTTTCCGTGGTGCCACTTCGCCGTCAGTGCGTCCCACTCGCGGCCAGTCGGCGGGGCGATCATCTTCCACTGGCACACGGTCTGCACCCAATCCGCCCACAGCGAGCACTCCAGCGAGGGGTGCTGCCGCAAGTGCTCGCGGTTGCTGTCGTTGTCACTCATCGCTGGCCCTCCTTGAGTGCGTCGCGGGCTTTTGCACCAAGTTTGCGCACGATGGTCTGCCACGGCGTTGTGTTCGGCCCTTCACCTGTGTATTCACCGATGCTGCGCAGCGCCGCCCGCAGCCGCTCGACCTCGGCTTCCAGTAGATGGCGCTTGTCAAAGCACTCCTCACACTCTGCCTCAAACGGCGGAATGTCTTTCAGCAGTTGCGCCAGACTTGCATTCTCTGCCTCCAAATCTGCCAGCCGCTCAGCCGTGCCAATAGGCAAGCATTCAAAGTCACTCATCATTCCTCCGTCAAAGACTGCACCGTAATCCCGCTTTACCGCTGCGTCAATCTAACCGTTGCGGATATACAACGCCGTGATTGTGTCGGCCAGCGCGTCCATCTCGGAATACCGCGCATTCCTCCATGCCGATTTGTCGCCGTGGATTCCCTTGGGGCCGCGATGATGCTCAGGGCATGCGCAGATTGCGAGGGCATCGCTTCCACGCTGGGCCATGCCTTGATCTTCCCGGAGATGGTGTATCTCCCCTGGCGTTGCGCCCAAGCCGAGATGGAGGCAGAGGGAACAGCCGCGCTCGGCAACGCGGCTTAGGTGGCGTTTAATGGACATCAGAAAGGCACGGCGTCATCGTCTCGGGCCGCTGGCTTTTGCTCACGCGGCCCCTCGGCCTGCTTAGGCTTGGCGGACAGGCTGAAAAACGCGCCGCGTGCGCCCTGTTTCTCCCATGCGGCAATCTCGTACAACTGCCCGCCGATCATCAAATCGCCGCGCCAGTCGGGCCGCTTGTCGTTGCCTTGCTTGTCGTTCTTGAACAGACTGCCGCCGCCTTCCTTGGGTACATATGCCATTACTACGCTCCTTCGGTTACTTGCTGGAAAATGGCCTCGACTTCGGCCAAGAATTGCACTGCTGCTTGCTCCACCGCTGCAATCTGCTCTGCGGTCGGCTCAAAGCGGCGGATAAAAATACGCTGCTCGCGCACCTTGACGCGCGGGTCAAACGCGACGAAATCAACGAACCGCCGCCGCGTGCAGGCAATCTGCGCCAGCATTTGCGGCTTGTGTTCCTCCGGCACCACGCCAGCGGCCCGCCAGTTGACATATGTAGTCGTGGTCGGGCACTTGATCTCGACCAGCCCATCCGCCCCGAGTAGCCGGTCAGGCGTTGCGCCAAAAAACTCGATTGACGGATGCGGGAAGAAGCCGCAGTTCTCCAACAAGTTGCCGGTTGTTTCCTCATACGCCGCCGCCGCTTCCGGCTCGCAGTCGATGCCGTGCTGCATTGCAGGGCTGACGAAATGATCTAAAGCCCCGTCAATCATGCGCTCGGCTACAAGCTCCGTCGCGTATTTCCGCCGTGCCTCGGCAGGCTGGCCGTTTTTTAGCGTGGCGAGAACGTCTTTCATTCGACTAGCAGTAAGCCAGCCGATGCGCTGCCGTACCCATGCCGAGGATTGCTGCGGGATCATTTGCCCTCCGCTTTTGTATTTAAGGCGGTTGACGCAAGCAACCGATCATAGGAGTTCAACGCCCAATGCAAATTATCTTGCAGTTTATTGTTTTCCTTTCGTTCTTTCCAAAGAGCCTCTGCGGTTGCGCGGATTGATTCTGCGGCATGTTCTGGGTCTTCAATCTTTTCCCCGCGCTCGATTTGCGTTGCAATGATTACGGCATGGCGGCTTGCGCTACAGGTGCGACTCATTTGCACTCCGCTTTAGCGATGGCGGCGCGGGCTTTTTGGTGTGCTTCTTCACCTTGTGCGTTAATTGGTGGGCATACGTTGAGCATGTACGTCAACGCCCCCAGCAACTCAGGGAACAGCGCGGCCCGCCGCTTCATCTCTGCACGTTTTGCCTCAGCCTTGTCGCGGAGCGAATTTTCGTAACGCCACTTGCGGTCACGTTCCTCTTGCCTCGCATTCGCTTTGGCGGCAATAGTTGGCGGGTGATGCGTCTTGCAGTACCACTGCCCTTCATGTTCGTACTTCGCTGTCTTGCTGCATTGGTGGCTGCGAAATGCGACAGGAGACCATGCGCGGCCAACGCAAATGTGCTTCATGCCGCCTCCAATTCTTTCTTGCGCCCATCCTTAACCGCCGAATACCGCGCCCGCAGGTTTGACGGAATAGCTGCCCATGCGTCAGCCAGTTCGCCCATATTCTTAGCCGACTTCAACCGGCCAACAGTGGCGGGGTCATGCGTAAACGGGTCGGGCTGTTCGTCTTTCCCATCTTTCTTGGTTGCGCCGTTGCCATCATCATCATCAGACGGCACGCCCCAGGCGGTTTGCAGGCTGTACCTACGGGCATAGGTGATAGCGCTTCCGTAGGCTTGCGCATCGTTCTTGATTGCAGGCACAAACAACGGGCCGCATAAAAACTGTTCGCCGGACTCGTGCAAGATGATCGTTTCGACGGTCACGCCGCCCGAGGACTCGCGGAACACTTGCACAAACCCCAAACCATGTGCAGCGGCAGCGGGCTTGATTGCCGAGACAACCGAAGCCAAGTCGGCGTACTTGGATTTGAAATGCGGGTTCGTGCTGTCTTTGACCGCCGCCGAAATTTCAGATTGCGCCTTGACCAGCGCAGCAAACAAGTTTTTCATTCTGTTCCCTCGTGCGCGTTCTCGCGCATACGGTTAAGCCATTCGTGATATTCCTGCTGCTGTTCATCTGTCATAGCTAGTCCACAAAATGCCCAGGAAGATGCCGAGAACAATGCCGGTCAGAAAAAGCATTAGGCCGATTAGCACTTCAATCATTGTTTGCGACCCGACCCAGAAATGCAAGAAACCGTGCCGGAATTCAGCACTTGCACCGCAATAGCGTTGTTTTTTGCACACGCTTCAATGTGCGCTCGGGTTTCGGCATTGTGGGCTGCGCGTTTTTCACTGGCGCAAACGAGCGAAGCCCATATCCAAACCGCAGGCGCAACGACAGCGGCACCGACTAGCGCCCAGACTACTCGATGCGTCATAACGCCATCCTGATGACTCGGGACAGGCCGACAAATGCCAGCGCAATCGGCAGCGAAACGCCGAGGAAAGCAACACCGAACAGCATGTCAAGTGCGCCCACGGACGACGAGATTACGGAGTGCAAGCTCTGCCGCCGCAAGCTCGGTAAACGCGGCATCGGTCTTGCGTTGCTCGGCAAGTCGGAAAGTCTCGCGGATATCCGTTTGTGCCGCAGGGACGTAGCGGAACTCAGGCGAGAGGATCGACGTTGCGGGGGCGGTAGATCGAAGCGGTTTCATCGCATCAAATCCACAATGACCATCCAGCCGAGAACGGCACAGCCGATCACGAAAAACGCGGTCAGGCCGATTAACTCAATGACCTCGCGGCGGCGCAGGTAACGTAGCTTCATTCGCAGTCCCTTTCAAATTGACGGCGCAATTCTGCGCTACGGCAGTGGTGCGCCATTTCCACGGCCAAAGGCAACCGCATTGGAGCGGGGTGCGGGACGTTCGCTGCTTTGACAGCCGCAGAGGCGACCTCCGCGCAGCGCGCCAACTCGTGATAGTTTGCCGATGCTTCGACAGAGGCACGCGACCACTCTGCCGCTGCTTCTCTGATGACTGAATCAGGGGCGCGGGCTAAAAGCCTGATCCGGTGGAGATGCTCTGCGGCATCTTGAACGTTGCGGGCCTCGATGTAAGCCGAGGCCGCAGCACTCAACGCGATGAAAGCGGGACTCATTTGCCCTCCGCTTTGGCGATGGCGGCGCGGACCATCCCGAAAGGCTCGACCGCATCGGGTTTGCCTTCGATGAAAGCCTGCACGGCCTTCAGAGCGTCGAGAAGTTCCGGGGCGCTGGCGATCAGGCGGGCGTTGTAACGACCTTGATCTTGCCAAGTGTGTGTTGCCACTTCGCAGATGCGCAAGTTTTCGCTGCGCTTCGATCCGCTGTGCAAACAAATGATAATGTTGGTGTCGGCCCATTGCGTCCACGGCCCCGGTGTGTGTTTCATTCCGCCTCCTCAAAACCCGTTGACGGCCATATCGCGGGCAGCGTCTTCGACCATCTCAACTGCAATTGCCGCGATGCGGCGCGCAGCCTCGTCGGTATCGGCGCGGCCGTAGTGGATCTGCGCAGCGGTCTCGGCCACGATGTCCTTGATACGCAAGCCGAACGACTCGTTCACGATTTCTGTCAAAACGTCGAGCGCGACCTGGTTGTGTCCGATCCGAGCATTGAAAGCCACGGCCGTGATGTATCCGCTGGCTTCGGCCGCAATCTCGGCCTCGGTGCGGGGTTCATCGCCGCCGCCGTCGTAGGCGATTTCAGCGGCAGTGGCAGAGCAGGGCATACGATTCATTCGTTTCTCCGTAGTGCGTTGCGATGAACGAATCATGTGCCACGCATAACGCAGCGTCAATGTGAATATTCGACACGTTGCAAATTCGCAACGGTCAATTTTTTTCTTGCGCCGTGCGGTTGAGCGTGCAAACATTTGGACTCCCGAACACATCAGGAAACAAAATGACATGGCCACCGCCGAAGGAAATACGCAACACTAAAGCGGGATTGAAGATGCGGGACATTCCCGCGTCTGTGCGGATCACGTTCGATGATGCGGCCCCGGAAAGGACCGTTGCAAAAAAGCAACTCCAAGAAAAACCGCACCATGCAACAGCACTAGGACTGCTGATTGAGGCCCGGAACAAAAACGAGGGGCTGACGATGCCGCAGTTAAGCCAACGAAGCGGGATCACAAAAAGCACGCTCACTAACCTGATGGGCGAGCTAAAAAAAGCCGGGTTAGTGCATGTGATTGGAGGCACGCCTTTCCTCGGGCGCAACCGTAAACCTTGGCCGATTTACTCGGCCACAAAAAAGGCACAACTATGAAACCTGCCGCACGAAAGCTAGACCCGCAGACCAGCCACGACGCCGCAAAGTCAATGGAAACGGCCGCGACGCTTCACTGCGCCCAGGTGTTGAATTGCCTGCGTGCAATACGCCGCGCCGGAGCCGAGGAGATTGGGGAGCTAATCGGCATGGACGCTTACGCCGTGCGCAAACGCCTGCCAGAGTTGCAGGATGCCGGGTTTGTAGATGCCACGGATCAGCGCAGGACAACGCGCAGCGGACGATCTGAGCGGATTTGGAGGATTGTGTGAACCTGCCGCCACAAAACACCAGAGAGCGAGTAAAATTCAGGCCAACGCCGTGAGAAGCGTAGTAGGTGGCATTTAAGAGTCCTCACCGGGGACGGCCTTAGATGCCGTTAAACACGACTGCAATGGTCGGATGCCGCCCGGTAATTCTCACACTAGGGCCGTCCACCAGTGAGGACTTGATGCACTATTACCAATTCAACATTGGCGATTACGCCAGGGATACGTCCCATCTGTCTGTGATCGAGCACGGCATTTACCGGCTGCTCTTGGATTGGTGCTACCTGAACGAAAAGCCGATCCCAACAGACAAGGCACTTCGGATAGGGCGTGGGCACCCAGACGAAACCCAGTCGGTTTTGTCTGAGTTTTTTTCGCTTTCCGAAGACGGTTGGCAGCACAACAGAGTCGCCGCCGAGGTAAGTAAGTACCGCAAAAAAGCAGAGACAAACAGGAAAAACGGGGTAAAAGGTGGTCGTCCTATAACCGAAAAAAACCCAGCCGGTTCCCAGTCGGAACCCAACCGTAACCCTAACCAAGAACCAATAACCAATAACCAAAAAAAAGATTATGGTGCTAACGCACCATTGTCCTCGCCGCCGAAAAACGACGGCGAGAACGCCGAAAGTGTTGCAGGAAAGACACACTTACCCCCCTGCCCGATTGACGAAATCGTCTCCGAGTATCACAATCGTCTTCCGTCACTGCCTCGCGTTCTGGTTCGCAATGCCAAACGGGACGGGCTGATACGCGGCAGGTGGCGCGAGGCGTTTGCCGATGGGAAGTTCACGGATCGGGCGGACGGGATGGGGCTTTTCTGCGAGTTCTTCGACCACGTTTCCGGGAGCCGTTTCCTTACTGGGCGGGCCGACTCGAAACCTGGGGTTCCGCCGTTTTGCGCCGATCTGGAATGGCTTATGCGGCCGACGAACTGGGCCAAAGTTGTCGAGGGGAAATATCATCGCTAAGACGCTGGGCCGATATCTCTCCGAGGCCCCGGAGCCTGCCGCTACCGCCGCCCGAACATGGCGCTGCATGTGCCACGGGTGCCCTGCAACTGCCGGAATTGACGCCGGGAATGGGGAAACGATTTGCCGATTCCACTACGGCGCACCAGCCTCCGAATGGCAGTCGATCACGAACCGCCTGCGCCAGCGGGAATGGATGGTGAAAGCGGCGGACTACTGCGCTCAGGGTGACGTAAATCCGGCATGGTTTGACCGTGCTGTCATCGCCGCAGAGAGAGCGGGTAGACCTGACCTTGCGCCGACCCACAAACGCACTACAAGGGCCGGGAAGGTGCGCGATGATGCGGAACATCCGATGCTGTACGCGCAGGCGTTAAACGGGGTTCTTGGGACGGAATGCGCCGCCGAACGCAAGGCCCCGCCGATGCCGGATAAGCTGAAGAAGCTGCTTGGATCGGTCAGGCTCGGGGACATGCTTGGCAGCTTTGAAACCGAAAACGAACGCGAAGCCCGCCTAGAACGCGAGGCGATCCAAGCCGAGGCGAGTGCGTGACATGCGAAGCCTGCGGCAAACTCTCCGGCCTGTACCTGATGGGCTGCGCCGCCTGCGTGCGCCGGTTGATTCTCAGCGCCCCAAAAGAGGCACGGGAAGCAATGAAGGCGCATGTAGCACGGACGCACCCGGAGATAATTGCCGAGGCGAGGAAACTGCATGAGACGAGCGGCAAGGGTTGACGATAATCAGGCCGAGATTGTCGCCGCGCTGCGCAAGTGCGGCTGTACGGTTCAGTCACTCGCTGCCCTTGGCAGTGGCGTGCCGGATTTGCTTGTAGGGCGTGCAGGCGTGAATTACCTGCTGGAAGTCAAAGACGGGTCAAAGCCGAAAAGCGCCCGAGAATTGACGCCGGATGAGCTACGTTGGCTCCATGCGTGGCGAGGCTCCGCCGCTGTGGTGGAAACCGTAGACGAGGCATTGAGGGTTACAGGGGTAACGGCATGACGGAAACGCGAACGCACGAGGGCGCGAGCCTGATGCTTAGTCGGCCGCAGATTGAGGGATTGCCCGACGATGCGAACCTGGTAGAGATTACGCGGGTTTACACAAAGCCAGAACGGCGCAAGCAAGGCGACGCCCGCTGGCTGCTTTGCGAGGTTTGCGTGCAGGCAGATGAAACGCAGACGTTCCTGATGCTTAGCCCGAAACCGTTCGACGATGAGCCGATGGACGCCGATGCCCTTGAGGGTTTTTACCGCCGGTTCGGGTTTAAGACAATGCAGCGGGAAGCCGATGACGGCACCCCGCACGTAATCATGGTGAGGGAACCGCGCGAGCGCTTGCGAAGCGGCCACTTTCGGAGTTTGGCAGACGGCCGGCGCATCTGGGTAAATCCCGCGTGGCTTGGAAAGCTTGGGAAAGGCGGCACTTAAAAGAACTAATCGATTGGGTAGAGGACTACGAACGTCAAGAGGCGATGCAATGAGCGAAGACAAAGTGACGGAAAGTGTCACATCAGGCCGAGGGGGCTACAAAGGCGGCTCCCGCAAAGGGATTCCGAACAAGGCGACTTCCGCCGCACGGGAAGCAATCGCCATGTTCGTGGACGGAAACGCAGGCCGACTGCAATTCTGGCTTGACGAGGTTGCTTCTGACGACCCTGAAAAGGCTTTCCGCCTGTTCATGGATGTTGTCGAGTACCACATTCCCAAGCTGGCGCGTACTGAGCACACGGGCAAGGACGGCGGCGCGATCATCGTGCAAGCGGCAAACGGGGATGACGCGCTATGAATTGTCGCAATTGTGTGTTTTGGTGGCGCGGTTCAGACCCAAAGACATGGTCGCGCATCGGCGGGGAAACGGTTGGCCTGTGCGATAGCAAGCGCTTTATACACGACCGCCTGCGGCCGTATATTGGCGGGGCAAGCCTTGTTGTTGTTCGCGGGGTTAATGGCAGCGAATTTAAGCCGCCCAGGGGGCTGACGGTTGCGCCGTTAACTCACGCCGAGTTCGGCTGTGTTGGTTTTGAGGCAAAGTCGGAATGACTCTCACGGCCCGCCAGCAGGAAGCGCAGTCGATCCTCGCGGGGAACTCGACGCACATTCTGTTGGAGGGCGGCAGTCGATCCGGCAAGACGTTTCTGCTGACTCGTGCCGTCTGTATGCGGGCGATCAAAGCCCAGAAATCGCGCCACGCGATATTCCGATTCCGCTTCAACCACATCAAAGCCTCGATCATCTCGGACACGTTCCCCAAAGTCATGGAAACGTGCTTTCCGCAGGTCAAGGCCGAGATAAACCGCACGGACTGGTTTGCGTCATTCCCGAACGGCTCTCAAATCTGGTTCGGCGGGCTGGATGACAAAGACCGCACGGAAAAGGTTCTTGGGCAGGAATTCGCCACGCTGTACCTAAACGAAGTGTCCCAAATCCCGTGGGCAAGCCGCGATATGGCGCTGACCCGTTTGGCGCAGAAAGTCGATCAGGAAGTAGCTGGATCGCGCAAGCCGTTGCCGCTGCGTTTTTACTACGACCTGAATCCGACGAACAAAAACCACTGGGCTTATCGGCTGTTTCACGAGAAACGCGACCCGGAAACAAAGATCGAGCTTAATCATCCCGACGATTACGCCTGGTTCCGGCTAAACCCCGAGGACAACGCAGCAAACCTGTCTGCCGCGTATATCGACACACTACGGGGAATGAGCCAGCGCCAGCAAAAACGCTTCCTGCGCGGAGAATGGGCGGACGCAAACCCTTCGGCGCTATTCCACGACGAGGATATCGAGAAGTGGAGAGTACTCGACGGCCGCGTGCCGGATTTCGTGCGCGTTGTGGTGGCGGTCGATCCGTCAGGGGCCGGAGACCGAGACAACGCCGATAACGACGCCATCGGAATCGTAGTTGCCGCGCTCGGGGTGGACGGCAATGCGTACATCCTCGAAGACTGCACGATCAAAGCCGGTCCGGCCGCATGGGGGCGGGTCGCCACATCGGCATTCGACCGGCACCGGGCTGACTGCGTTGTCGGGGAAGGCAATTTCGGCGGCGACATGGTGCGGCACACAATTCAGACCGCACGCCCCCGGACGCCGTTCAAGAAAGTGACGGCCAGCCGTGGCAAGTCTATCCGTGCCGAACCTGTAAGCGCGCTTTATGAGCAGGGGAAAGTGCGCCACGTTGGCCTGTTCCCGGAGTTGGAGGAGGAGCTTTGCGGGTTCTCGACGTTTGGCTACACCGGCACCGGATCACCGAATCGGGCCGATGCCGCAGTCTGGGCACTGACTGAGCTATTTCCGGGCATGACGAAGCCGCAAGATGATGAGAAAACCGAGGACGAAACCGACTACAGCGCAATGTATGGGGGTTCCGGATGGATGGCAGCGTAACAATTTTGGCGACGCGAGTAGAGCGAATTGAGTCGCTGCACGCAGAAGCAAAACGGCGGGCGAGCTCAGCGGTTGAGGCTGCGCTTGAGTGTGGTCGCGAGATCATGCGAGCAAAAGACGATTTAACTCGCGCATCGCAGGGCGAACTGTTTGACGAGTTTGCAAGTGGTTTGTCATTTGGCGGCGAGCAGGCAACTAGATACGTGCGTGCTGCGCAGATGGTTGAATCAAATCCAGACGCGCTGCAAGTGCTGAACGTGCGTCACTTATTCGTGCCAGAAAAGAAAAATTCATCTAGCACGTATTACGAAGCAAGAAGCCAGCTTGTCGATTGGCGTGAAATCGGCATGGACTTGAGACGGCGAGGGTTTTCACAGCAAGACGTAGCCACAGCGCTAAACATTGCGCGATCAACCGTGAAGTCGTGGTTCAACGACGGCAGTCCGCCGCTTCCAGATGATGCTTTTCGATTGGTGTTTCTGTATGAACGCGTGACCGGCATCGTCATCATTGACAAAATCAGGCATCGAGCGGAATCGCTTACTCTGATGCCAAAAGTTGCATAATGTTTTCATGTTGGGCGATAAACCGCCACGCCAGTCCCAAGAATCGCGCTATTAAGTCGGGATGATTGAATACACCGGTCGCCCGCAAGGCGTCAAAGACGCCGACATCGTTGCCGAGGCGCGAAAGCGCTATCGCGTGGCGTCTGACGCCGCCTCCCGAAACCGCGAGAGCTTCCGCGAGGCGATGCGGTTTGCCGCTGGCAATCAATGGGATGACCGGCTAAAGCAAGCCCGCGAGTCGCAAAACCGGCCTTGTCTGACGATGGACAGGCTTGGCACGCACATCAACCAGATTGTTAACGATCAGCGGCAGAGTAAGCCCGCGATCAAATGCAACCCCGTAGACGATAAGGCCGACGTTAAGACCGCCGAGATTCTGAATGGGGTCATTCGGAACATCGAGCATTTGAGCAATGCGCCGATGGTCTACGAAACGGCCAGCTTCACTCAGGTTGCCGCAGGCATGGGCGTTTGGCGGGTGCTGACAGAGTACGCCGACGAAAACGCATTCGAGCAGGACATCCGGCTAAAGCGCATCCTCGACCCGATCTCCGTCACGTTTGACCCGAACGCCCGCGAGATGGACGCCAGCGACGCCATGTACGCTTTCGTTGAAGACTCCGTAGACCGCGAGACGTTCAAGGAGCTGTACCCGGACATTAATCCGGACGATTGGGCGGGCCAGTCTGATGACTTGGGCTGGTGGAATCCTGACAGTGTTCGTTGCGCCGAGTATTACCGCGTAATCATGCGCAAGACGCGCCTGTTCCTACTGTCCGATGGGTCGGTGATGGATGAGCAGGAATTCGCCAAGTCTGAGCGCAACCCGGCCGAAGTGATTGACCAGCGACCCAGCAAGCGGCGCGAAGTGCAATGGTTCAAGATTGCCGGGGCTTCCGTTGCCGATTCCAGAGTCTGGCCGGGGCGGTGGATTCCGCTGGTGCGGATTGTCGGAAATGAGACCGTTGTCGATGGGAAGATTCTTTACACCGGCCTGACGCAACGTGCATACGATGCGCAGCGCATGTATAACTATCAGGTCTCGACAATGGTCGAGATGCTGAGCCTGCAAAAGACGGCCCCTTACATCGGCGCGAAGGGTCAATTCAAGGGTGTTGAGGCCCGTTGGGCGCGTGCCAATGCCACAAACCCAGCTTATCTGGAATATGAGCCCGTTGAGCTAAACGGCCAATTCCTGCCAGCCCCGCAGCGCCAACCCGCGCCCCAAGTGCCGACCGGCAATGTTCAGGCCATGCAAGCGGCCGCGCAAGATTTGCAGTGGATCACTGGCCAACATGCTGCCAACTTCGGTGCCGCATCGAACGAGACCAGCGGCCGCGCCATTATGGCCCGCCAGCGCGAAGGCGACACGGCGACGTATCACTATCTGGACAACCTGAGTCGCGGCATTTTGCACACCGGCAGAATCCTGGTTGACCTGATTCCGCGCATCTACGACACCAAGCGCATTTTGCGGGTCTTGGGCGATGATGAATCTCCGTCCGTGGTCATGCACGACCCAGAGCAGCCCGAAGCCGTGCGCAAGGTGCAGGACGAAACCGGCGCAATCAAGCGCGTCTATAACCTGAACGTGGGACGCTATGACGTTGCGGTTGCCGTTGGCCCGTCCTTCGGTACGCTTCGCGCCGAGTCTACGGAGGCCATGACGCAGCTTCTGCAGGGCAATCCGAACCTGTGGACGGTTATCGGTGACTTGTACGTGCGTGGCCAGAATTGGCCGAACGCGCAAGCTATTGCGGATCGACTGGCCAAGACCGTGCCGCCTGAGATCAAGGGCGCGGAAGGCGAGGAAAACGACCCCGAAGCGATGATGGGTCAAATGCAAGCGGCGATGCAGCAACTGGAAGCCGCGTTGCAGGAACGCGAGCAGGCATTGCAGCAAGCGGCGCAGATCGTCCAGCAGCTTGAGGGCCAACTGCAAGAGGCTCAAGTCAAGCAACAGACCGAGCAAGCGCAGACGATGGACAAGACGAACGCCGAGATCATCAAGGCCGAAACCGAGCGCTACAAGGCGGACGCCTCGATTGAAGTGGCCCGTATCGAGGCCGAAGTGGCGAAGGCTCAGGCATTGCGCGAGCAGACCGGCGCGGATATCGAGACGGTCAAGAAGCTGATGGCGACGCTTGCCGACCGGATGAATGTCGAGATGCCCGAGCTTGGAAGCGAAGACAAAGGCCCGGAACCCGAGGAAATCATGCTGGCGCAGCTTTTGGAGCAACAGCAAGGAATGCAAGACGCGATTGCACAACTTGCGACTGCCGTGCAAAGCAAACCGCCGATTGCGGTCGAGATCATGCGCGGCCCGGATGGACGCGCACAACAATTCGTAATGAGGCCGACAAATGGCGGTTAACTATCGAGCCTCTCTCAAGACCACGCGCATGACGGCGGTGCGCGATGACATTGACAGCGGAACCGGCGCGGGCACGTTGGAAATCTGTACTGCGGCTTACGCCTCAGTGCTAGTTACTTTCACCTGTAACGATCCGTGCGGCACGGTAAGCGGCGATGTTTTGTCGTTTTCCGGCTTGACCAAGACTGCGACCGCTGGCAACACAGGCACTGCCGCCATTGCGCGGTTCAAGAATTCATCGGGCACGGACATTGTGACCGGCTTGACGGTCGGCACCTCTGGTACAGACATCATCATCAGCCCGTCAACGACGATCACCTCGGGTCAGTCGGTTGACTGGACTGCTGGCACCATCACGCACAGCGCATAAAAGGCACGGCATGTCTGATAACGTCGTTCTCCCTGGCACTGGCGAATCGGTCGCCACTGACGACATTAGTGGCATCCAGTATCAGCGCATCAAGGTTTCCGATGGGCTGGCCGAATCGACCACGCACATGCGCGTTCGCGC